TATATGAATCTTCCTCCTCTTCTGGCGGTAAATAACGACTAATCATTTCATAAAATTCAACAGGTACATCTTTACCTTTGAATTTTAAATTTTCCATTTCTACCCATATTGAAACTTCTTTTGTGTCACTAAAATCATAGTTATCAGCAACTCCAAGAAATCCACCTATTTTACCTTTTGGTCCTACATCAAGAATTTTTACTTTACCACTTAAACTATCAGTATTAAACTCGTATTCTTTACCACTCAATTCTTTTTGTAAATACTTTGCTTTATTATCTTTAATACTTTCTAACCATTCTTTTTTGTGGTCTTCAGGTGATTTTGGTTTATAATCATCAGGTAATTCAAATGTTACGTAGTCCATACCATCTTCATCTTCTTTAATAAATTTTTGTTCAAATTCATGAAGTACAATACTCTTAATTACATTAATTGGTAAACTCTGCCTTAATGAAATGTTTTCAATAGCCTCTTTTACCATGTCACTTTCAAAGAATTCCAAGGCATTAATATCACCTTGATTACAGTATGGAAACTTTTTACACTTATCCTTTATTCTTACATATTTGGAACCAGGACCACCAAGTTTAGGGAAATTGTTATCTGTAACAGACCTCAACTCCTTATCTACAGTTTTAGGATTAGAAAGTTTTAATGGGTCTTTCTTTGGTGCTCCAAATGCAACATCGTATGCACCCGCAGAAGCTGAAGTCGTAGCTTCTTTAGTTTCTTCTTTTTTAGGCTTTTCATCATTTTCCTCGTCTCTAATAGATTGAACAATCTTTGAGAATATTTGTTGTAATACCTCAGGTGTTAACCCATCTGTTTCACCTTTAGGATTTTCATCAGATTTTAAAAATTTAGAGTACCCTTTATTCTCATCAACCTGCCCACCTTTTGGTTTTGTTTTAATAGGTGTCTCTTTTTTCATTGGTCCAAATAATGGTCCAACATATGCACCTGCAGATGATGCACCTGTAGCTTCTTTAGCCTCTTCTTTTTTACCTTCAACTTTCTTTAGCATCGTATAATATTTTGGGTTCTCTGTTAAATGGTCCATAGCAATTTCCATAGCCAAATCTAACTCTGTTGTATGTTCTAACTCAACTTCAATACCCATCATCAATTGGTCTATAATATCTTCAACTTTAACCTTATGTTTTTTTGCTAATCCTTCAAGTGTTGAATTGTTACCAATACCACCTTCAAGTTTGTCTTCACCAATTTCTCCTGATGATATTATTTGACCTTTCATCTGATTTAATGTTTTTGATTTGTCCATTAATCCTTCAGCATCTGATGGGTTAATTTCACCAAATGCTTTATTAAGACTTTTAACCATTAAATTATCAAGGCTATCCATTACTTTACATTTTTAAGTTGTGGCTCCCAAAAGCTTCGTTTAGTCCACATAATCATGTAAAACTCCTTCATGATTTTTGTAACAATCTCATTAACATCACCTTGTATTTTACCTCGTTGAATTTCTTTCCTAATGAGGTCAATGATTTTATCTTCAAATTGTTTTAAAGTATTCGAGTTAAGAAAATCTTTGATTTCCTTTCTAATCATTACTTCAATTTCTTTTTTATCTTTTGCCGAAAGTGCCATTACTTACCTATCTTCCAAAACATACGTCCACCAACTACTGGTTTTAAATCTTGATTTAAACCAATACCTAGTCCGTAAACTTGTTTATTCTTTGTTCTATACATGAACTCACCACCAACATAATTTAATTGGTCTGTTCTTCCGTGAACACCTAAACCCCAATAAAACTCTCTATTATTAAGATAAATCTCTTTTGTAATTGTTGTTGTAGGTATTTGAACCTTTGATTCGAATCTTCTACTTAAGATACTGTTTTGTGTGATAGTGTCATTAACAACTAAATAACCTAACGTATCTAAAGTTAGTGTATCTGTATAGTAATACTTTGCATAATAATCTTTAAGGATAGACATTGTATCAACGTCCGCCGGAATTGTATCATGTTCAGTGACAATCTTTGTTCTCCATTTAGGTACGTACTCAGTTTGTACAACATTAACTGTATCCCATTTAGTCTCAATAGTAACAATAACCTCTGGTTCAACAGGGTCTGTTTTACTACATTGGGTTAGGTACAATAATACCAAAACTAATATAAGAATTAATACTGTCTGTAAACTATTAAGATACTTTTTCATTACTCTTCTCCTTCGATTGTTTTAGTCTTTTTTCTTTGTGATAATATCTTAGCCCATTTAGCCTTGAATTGGTCATAATACGATGAAAGTTTATTTGTTAATTCAACAAACTCTGGGTCGACCTTAATCATATTACCATTGATGTAGATACCACTACTTTCACCAATTGAATACATGAAGTCGATATCTTTATCTATTATCTTCCCGCTCCACTCAACGTTGTTTGGATACATATTTAATGTACCGTAGTCCGCCATATCTGAAACTTGGTCAACAAACTCGTCCATAGTTTCTTGGAATGCCGTTTTTTCATCCGTAGATAACTCTAATTCTTGTTTTGTTTTACCATGTAATTTTATTAAACCACCAGAAACTCTATAAGTTTTAGATTTTTCTTCTTGTGGTTCGGCATCAAACTCTTCTTCACCTTCAATATCTGCATCAATATTTACAGGAGGCGCAACTTGCTCAGTTAATCTTCTTGACCTTCTAAGAAGTTCTTTTATTTCATCATATTCGTTAATCATATTTCTAATATTTTTTTCATTTCTTCAAAGTCAAAAGCAGGACTTAAGTCTGTATAAGATGAATCGTAGTTACTTTTTGTTACTATTCCTTCAAATTTTTCAACTCCATCTACTTTTACATTATGACCGATTAAGGTCTTAGGAATATTAAAATCATTACAGAGTTCATCAATTAAAGCTCCCACACTTGATAGTTGTTTTTTACTGTATGGTTGCCAAAAAAAGTGTCCTCTCCACTTTCTTTCATATATTCCTTCATTATAAATATTACCAATCCAATTAACATACGCACCACTTAGTGGGTTTTTTCGTAACCATCCAAGATTTTCTAAACAAATAATAATAACATCCTTATTAAATGATTCAGTTTCTAAAAATTTTGAATATGTATCTGGTGGAATAATATTAATTATGTTACCCTCTCGGTCCACAACATAATTTGGTAAATATGGATTTTTACCATTATATCTAGTCTGTAAAGAAACCAAATAATCCTTCACATCTCTCGATGTGTGACATAGGACTATTTGTTTCTTCTTTTTATTTTTCCCTATGGATTTAAATCCTGTCAAATCTTGTATTTCTACCATCACGCTTTTGATAAATCAGTCTTCTTATTGGTTGTGAAGTTGATGGTTCTGCGTTTTCTTCTTGATTTAGTTCTTCTAATTGCTCGGTAGTATTCTCAGTTTGAACCCCTTCCTCTTCTGATAATTTAATCTCATTTTCTAAATTTTCAATATCAGATTGATTTTTTTTAAACTCCATAAGTTTATCGAGCTCTAATTGTAGTCTCTCTATATCTTCATCAGTCGGAATGTATTTTGTCTTTTCTAACTCTTGTCTTATTCTTTGTTCTTGTATTTTTTTACTTTCTTCGACCTTTTGTAAATATTTTTCAAATGATTCTAATTCTTCAGGTGTGGGTGTATATTTTTCCTCATTCTCTAATTCATCTATACCATCCGCCAATGTACCGTCTAAATCTTTAAAGTCATCCTCCTTTTTGTTCTTCAAACGACTAAATGCGAAGTTCGCAGCAATTACTAAAGAGATTGCTAGTGGGTCAAAAACAAAAATAATAACCAACATCAACCAGTTAACAATATTACCCATTGGTATTCCTGTTAACCCACTTAAATACTTTAATGGACCTAACTCACTTGCTAATTCAGTATTAGATTGTTTTTCTAATATTAAAACATCTAAAGAACTAATCGAATCAGTAACGTTTTCTATTTTTTTAGCAATACTATTTCTTGATTCAAGAGCAACATTTAATTGTGATTCTAAAGTTTTCCTATTTGATGATGATTGGGTTGTTATTATTTGTCCTGTTTCCCTATCCTTATATTGAACTATGTTATTTGAAAGACCGTTTCTTAAATCTGTAATACTTTGGTCTATTGCCTTTTTTTCTTCTAAATAAAAATTCCTATTTTCTTCAAACCTTTCTTTTTTAAGGTTAAGAAGATTTACCCCCTTATCTAATATTTCAGATTTGGTTGCAGTTTCTTGGTATGCCGCAGATAAAAATCCGTAGATACCTGCAGAGGTTATGAATACTAATATAGTTGCCGCAATTGTTAAATAAGTTCTAAGTAGTTTATTTATTTCACCCCAATATTGATAAAGTAATGATGCAATAACCAACTTAGCAATTTCTAACGAACTCGCCATTATTAAAACCTCAGTAGAGGCACCAGCAAAAAGTTTACTAAGTCCTGTAACTGAATAAAAAGCTGCTGACGCTGACACTGAAAGTGCCGACAATGCTATAATAGCAGGAAATGTGTTTAGTCGAAAAAATTGTATAATTTTTTTCATGTTTTTATTATTTACAGTACTCTATAAATATCTGTAAATAATTAATTACATGTAATCAAACAAACTTGCACTGTCGTTTCTGAGTTTTCTCAACGCCTTTTCTTTGATTTGACGTACTCTTTCTTTTGTCAAATTAAAGTCGCCACCAATATCTTCAAGAGTTCGTGGAGTACCGGTAAGACCATAATAGTCTTCAATAATCGCTCTTTCTCTTTCATCCAAACTGTTCATGATGTCCATAAGTTTTTCTTTTAGAATACCATCAGTTGCAAAACTCTCATCAGGTTGAACCGCATTGGTATTTTCAATCATATCTACCAAAGTATCACCATCTTCATTGATGTGGTTATCTAAAGCAATAGTCTTAGGAAGTGTCATATACTTGTCTTCCAAAGCCTTATTTGTTTTCTGAGCCTCTTTCTTTGCTTTATGCAAGTCTTGAACTACGTTAACTGGTAGACGGATAGTACGTGAATTTTCATTCAACGATTGAAGGATAGATTGTTTAATCCACCATACTGCATATGAAATAAATCGTAACTTTTTTGACCAATCAAAATTCTTAATAGCTTTCATAAGACCTAAGTTACCTTCAGCAATAAGGTCTCCCAAATCTAATCCTTGATTTTGATATTGTTTTGCAACTGTAATAACAAATCTTAAATTACCTTCCAACAATTCTTTATAAATCAATTCCTTTTGTTGTTCACTACAATCGTCAGAACAAATAATTCTTGATAGTTCTCTTTCCCTCTCGGGAGTCATCACTTTAATTTTACGGATGTCTTTAAGATACATTTGTATCTCATCTTGGTTTAACGGATTAACCGAGTTTACGAATTCATTATTTTCCATTTGCATATTTTTCAAGTTGTTGTTTCTCTTTTTTTGACAGTGCTTTTATACCTTTATCTGTAATCTTGTCCAAAATCTGGTCCAAAGATATAGATTTTTCTTTCTTATTCCTACTTTTAATTAGTTCAATCTCATTATCCTCATCATCTTCGTCCGTATCATTAAGAATATCCATATCATCCTCATTCATACTACTCATGAAGTATTGAATAACACGGTCTAATTCTTCCTCACGCTCTTTTAAATCCGTAATCATAGGATTTTCAGGTTTTTTTAAATCACTTTCTAAATCAAGAACGTAACCAATTACTTCATCAGGACCATAAGCAGACATTTTGTCAGTCTTTTCCATTAAAAAGTATTGGTCAACCATACCAGCCAGATTCATTCGAATAAATTCATTAAGGTCTGCAAAGTCAACATCTGTTTTAAAATGAACAACAACCCCATAATCACCATAAATAAATTTTAGATATTCATTTGATATAATTGGTGACAACTCCCCCAATAGGTTGTTAATGTATTTTTCACCATTTTCATAATCTCCGTAAAGAAATAGCATGTAATGTGTTTCTTCTGTACTCATTCTTTTTTTTCCTATTATACTTATATTTATATGTAAAATCAAATTCCAATGAAAAAATTTAAAATCACTGAAACTGAGTTGACAAAGTTAATACAAAAATCTGTATTAAAAAAACTAAATGAAGGAGAATTTTCAGTAGAGCCACAAATACCAATGACGAAAAGAGAAAAAGAACTAGAAGGTACATTTGGTTCTTATGGTGGTGAAATACCTGTAGATGTATTAAGATACATGAGAAAAAATCCTAAACTTATTATGAAAAGATTATTTGATATCTATGGTGAAAAGTTAATGGATTACATTCCATTCCCTGAAGATGAAATTGTTACATCAGACATTGATGTGATGACAGAAGAAGAAGAAGATGAAGTAGAAATAGAACAAGAATACCCTGTTGATGAGTTTGATTTTGAATTGGATGATTCTGATGTAAATGATATTATGTCTAAAAAAGGACCGATGAGAAGATTTAGAGGTTCTATATATGTTGATGGTTTAATCCCTGAAACAGACAATAAGGATTATGATAGAAAATTGGCTGTTAAGATTTTAGAAAACTACGCTAAAAAATTACCAACCGCAGAATCTTATGTTGGTGGTGTTGGATTCAAACAAAGAAGTTTATTAGACCCATATGATAATATGGATTTCTAAATAAAAATATTTTAAAATAAAAACCCACCTTTCGGTGGGTTTTTTTATTCCTTAACCTTAACTTCCAAACTCTTAAATCTTCCGAAACCATTAAAATTTCCTTTAGACATCCAAAGAGTTTCATATGGGAGGACGTACTCCACCTTACTTCCGTCCTCCCTTGTAATCAAAACAATACACATCACACCAACTCCATTTTTTCTTCGTTCATAACAAAAGCCATACTATCCCAATTTTTGGCGTTTACCGCGTTGTATTGATATTGACTGTAAAGTTCGGTGTTGAACCACAAAGAGTTAATAGTTCCAACCTTCAAACCTTTCAAGATATCCTCATCAACCAACTTGATTTTCTTACCAACACGAGCAAACACAGTAAGCCAATAATTTGAACCTTCAGGTTTGAACTCCACAGTTTGAAGTGCTCCTTTGTTAAACCATCCCAAAACCTGACTTGGGTTTTCTGAGAAAGTATCGTTGGCGTGTTGGTTAAAATCTACTGTGGTCATGAAACCAGCTTTAACTTTAACAACTGCACGGAACTGACCTTTACGTCCGCAGATGAATTCAGTGGTATTTAGTCGAGAGATGTTGATGATGTTTTCCATAGTTGTATCGTTTTAACAATACAAATATACTACACTCTCTTGGAATATCCTACTACTTGGTAAAAATCTTTTTTACCATCACAGTAATCCAACACTAACTGAAGTAGGGTTTTGAACATGAATGCACCTGTGGTTTGTTTTTCACATCGTGTAAACAATTCAATAAATGCCGTCAGGGTATCCATGTTGTAATATCCGTGACCGTTTAGTTCATCGTAAACACGGTCCAACTCATCCTTTGACTGTAGTTGATAGTTGTTTCTTTCTTCTACTGTTTGAAATGGGTTCATCTGGTCGTACTTATCCAACATATTATATACAAACCCACGAACCAATCCTTTATTGTGTTCACACTTAACCAAAAGGTCCACAATCCAATGTGTATGAGAAGGTGTTCTCAATCGTTTACCAGGTTCTTTGTACTTTACAATGAAGTCTAACTCAGGATTCTCACCTCGAAATCCCTGATAGATTGCAATGACCGTTTCATCGTTCATTGTGTAATGTTTGAGTGGTGCGTAACGAACATCACTTCCTTTTTGTTTATAAGATAAATCCATTTTATTAATCATTAAAATTTCTAGCAGTTTCTTTAAATCTTGAACAGTCTCCACTCTCAATACTCTTTCTAATGTGACAGATTCGACAATATGTTTTTACATTCTCAGGTACGTTATTGAAGTGGTCACCATCAATATGGTCCAAATCAAAACAACCAATTTCAAAACCCACCCAATCTTCTTTTGATGGAACAGGACATTTAAATCCTAAGTGCCCATCAATGTTTTCACAGTAAGTTTTTTTGTGTATTGTGACACCTTCTCTAATTAAACCCTTTTTTCGGTCTGTTTGACAACGAGAACATTCACTTTTGAATGACCAGTTTTTCCATTCACGTACAACAACAGGATTATCACACCCATCATTCACACATGTGGGTAATTGATATCCTCTATCGAAGAATTTCTGTTTCTGTATTTTGGATAGGTCTGACATTCTTTTGCTAATATAAACAAAAAACGGGAACTTACAAGTCCCCGTCATAAAAAATCACCTCAACACCACTTTCTTCAAACATTTGTTTACTTCGTAACGCATGTTCATCCCAATGTTGTCGGTTTCGTGTTGTATCTTCAGTCTTACAATAGATTCTTTTAATCCCTGAACTGATAATCCCACGAGCACAATCACTACAAGGAATACCACAAGTCAAATACATAGTAGTATCACGAAGACTTACACCTATACGAGCAGCATTATAAATCGCATTACGTTCTGCATGTTCAAACCAGTAATACTTCTCAGGTCTTACCTGACGTTCTTCAATATCATCATTGATACCACGAGGAAATGAGTTATACCCTGTGGATACAATCTCATTATCTTTCCCCACGATTACCGCACCAATTTTTGTTCTACGGTCTTTTGATTTCTCTTTTACCTGTTCGGCAATACTCAAAAAATATTCAGTCCATTTCATATCATATAATCTTCAAGAAAATTTTGAAATAGGTTATTAGGTTTTTTTTCCAACCACCCTGTAATAATATATTTTACCTCATTAGGACCAGGTGAATTACCTCTATGTTTATGTGTCCAAAGAGCTGGTGCTATAATAAGTTTACCCTCTTCAGGTTTTATTTTTTCTTGATTGAACATAAATTCCGTATGCCCACCTTCAATACTGTTTAGATAATATATAAAAAACAACTCTCTATCTGACGTATCACCACCTTCATTTTCATAATGCCACGCATAATAACCTTCATTATCTACATATCTTTGCATTTGTAGATGTGGTTTATGATTACCAGTTACACCAAAAAAACTATGAGCTGTTGAGACTAAAGATTCTGTTGATGAAAAGTCTCCCGTCATAATCATATAGGGATTATCTTTAATATAATCCACTATATTATGTAAAAGATTCTCCATCATATAATCATAAACATATCTCCAATTAGGGTTATCTGTGTGATTATGTATCATGAAATCGGTTGATGCTTTTACATTCTTTTTAACACCCCCGCTTGTTACTCCCTCCATTAAATCAGCCTCACCCTCAAACCATTCAATTATGTTTTTACATAAATCAGGTGGTAATTGATTATGGTATTCTTTTATCAAACTATCTTTCATATTAAAAATGTTCTACGTGGTATAATTTAAAATCGTGGTTACTATTCATCCTTAAAACAGGATATGGAAAATCAAATAATTCACTTTTATCAAAATATGTTATAATCTCACAACCATATTTCTGACGTAATGTTGATACTTTATTTTCTAATTTGACTATATCGGGTACTTTACCAAGTTTGTTATCAAAAGTTGCAATTAATAATACCTCAGAATTTTTCAAATCATTATTAAATACACCCACCATCTCATGTCCATTCCAAAATTCAATTCTCCAATTACCAAACTCATTTGGGTATGCACCCCAACTAAAAGGGTGGATATCCATTTCTCCAATGTACTTATCATCACAGAACCACTTAACAGTATATGGTGTGTCACCAATTAGACTAACCTTAGCCATCGGTCCAAAAACACAGTTCGCACTGTTATTATCGTTTATAGTATAAATCATTGTATTACTTTTGATACATTATTATCTTTTTCAATTTTGATAATACCGTCCGACCATTGACTTAGCATTGGGTTGTGAGTAATAATCAGAATCTTATCAAAGTACGACTTAATCTTTACGAAGAACTCGTACACCATTTCCAAATTATCATTTGAAATCTTACCGAACACCTCGTCAAACACAATGACGTTTGGTTTTGGTAATGAACAAACTTTACTCAAGACTGCACGAAGAGCTAAAGAAGATATTGTTCTCTCATATCCTGAACCCGATGATATCAACTTTTCTATTTGTGTTTCATTATCTATCTGTATGAACTCAACTTCATTCTTATCATTGATTCTAACTTCAAGTTTAAACTTGGCAGAATCAGATAACAATCGTTGTAGTTCAGAATTAATCACCGGCATCATTGTCTTCATAATCATCTTACTAATACCGTTCTTACCAAAGATGTCTAAATATAATTTATAAATTTTCTCTTTCTCGAACTCTTCGGCAATCTGAGTAATTTTGTTATTGTTAGATTCAATCTTTTCTTGACACTTCTCAATCTGATTGTTTAAATTCTGAACACTTAACATGTAACCTTCCTTCTCTCTTTTGAGTTCGTCCAATCTCATGTCAGCCTTCATTAAAGTTTCGTCAATCTTTTTGTTTTCCTCTAACATTGTTTGAGCCTCTTTGTACTTACGAAGTTTTTCTACCAACTCTTTCTTCTTAAGTTCTAAAGACTCCTTTTGTATTTCATACTTTTCTTTAATTAACTTATTTCTTTCGTATTCATCAAAATCTTTTTTAAGTTGAACGTATGTCTTTTCTTCTTTGTCATACGCCTCCAACATAATAACTGAATGACTTAACTCAATATTCAAATCATTGAACATTATTTTCTTTTTGTCAGTATATTCTGATTGAGCCAATACAATACCACAATATTGACATTGTAATCCTCCATCAAAACCTTCCAACTCTTCTTTAATATCTGCAATTTTTGATTGCAATGAACCTACCTTAACTTTCATCTCTGAAAGTTTTTCCTTAACCTCATCATGTTTGTCTTCATGATAATATTCTTTAGGTTCAATGACTTTTATTTCCAATAAGTCAGCTTCAGTCCTTACAATCTTTACGTCAAACTCATTGATTTCAACTTCAAGATTTTGTGGTTTTAAAGTAATAAGTTCTTCATCTAATCCTGTATGTTTCTTTTGGATTAGTTCGTCTCGATAATCTTGCCCTTTCTTAATTCTTCCTTCCACATCAACTAATGACGTTTCGTGAATTTTAATATTCTCTTTGTAGGTTTTTATATTCCCATTAAGTTCTTCAATCTCTTGTTTTAATGTCTCAACATTATATATGTTGGACAACATCCCTTTTGAGAATGTGGAGTATAACTCTTTTCCTGTTTCTTCTTTTAATTTAAGAGAATCTAATCCCAAGAATCTAGAAAGTACCTGACCTCGAGCGGTTGGTTTTGCATCAATCAATTCTTCTAAGTTGGTTGCGGTTGTAAGAATTGTCATCAAAAAATCTTCCATTGTCCCGATGGAGTTTTTAATGAATGACTCAGTTTCTCTTCGTTGTTCACCAGTGAAGTTCTGTAAAGAACCGTCAGCAAGTTTTTTAAAGAAGTCTAACTTGGTTGAAACATTATATTCGTCCCCACTTCTTTTTAACTTACGTTCAACATTCCTTACCAAAACATAATCTTCACCGTCAATTGAAATTTCACCCTTTACACTCACCTTGTCCTTGTCTCTAAATCTATTAAAGATTTCTTCTGCCTTACTTGATTTGGTTGTGGTGTTAAAGAATAAGAACAACAAAAGGTCCACAGTCAATACTGTCTTACCACCAAAGTTTGGTGGGTTTGACTCAACAGTACTGATACCTTTTACCTTCTCAAAATCTAAGACTTGATTGTCACCAAAAGATAGAAAGTTTGAGAATTCTATCTTTTTGATATACCATTTTTTAAATGGAGTAATTTCAGTTTTATCCGCAGAAATCTTATCTTCAACAACTTTATCCAACGCCATTATTTGGTCCTTTAAAGAATCTAATTCTCTAGTTTCCAAATATTTGGATATCAGTTCTCTCTGATAGTTTTCATCCAATATATTAACCGACACATCCACAGACTGCTGTTCCTCACCCTCTGTCTTAACCTTTGTGATAACATTTACATTCTTTGATTTGTATTTGTTTTCAAAGTAAGACTTAACTCGTTTGATTCTTTCAGTTGTAAAATTTTCTGGTACATCTTCCCAAACCACCTGTATGGATGGGTTTTGAAGTTGTTCCACATTTAAATTGTGTGACATTCGTGTATAGTTTAATTCTATTGGTGGATTAAATAAATCCATTACCCCAAATTAAGGGTAGTATTATCAGAAGTGTTTTCAACTTCTTCTGTTGATGCTTCTTTTTCAGCACGGAGCTTTTCAATCTCCTTCATAATTTCTTCATTCCAAATGTTAGAAATTTTTTGTCGTTCAGCTACGACTTGTTGTTTTCTACGCTGAATTCTCTTGTTGTGGGCTTTCTGACCCCCTCTTTTTTTAGACTTTGGCATAATTATAATTAAAGTTTTACTATGAGAAATATAATAACAAAATTGATGAATAACAAGCTAGTTAAGTTAATATTTTCAATAACTATCATATTAGCATCAATCCCATCTATTATACAAGATTTTGAACAACCTGTCAATGGGTGGACACATTATGGTTTATTATTAGTAGGAGTTTCTTATTTTTTAGAATCAGTATTATGGGTTTTAGACATATGGAAGAAATAAATGAATTTAAAAAACAAATCAAGTTGATTGAGAAATACATCGATGAAGATTCGTTTCCATTCAGCGCTCTTGAAGTTCATAAATTCAAATCCAGTATGTTAAAATACAAACTTGATAACCCAGAAGACAAACAGATAGACACCCTAATCCAAATCATGGAATCTTTGGATACTGTTCACGAGAGAAAACAAAATGAAAAAATTAACCATAGACTGAACCTACTTACGGTTTGGTCCACCATTTTCTTACCCCTTTCATTTTTCACAGGCATGTGGGGTATGAACTTTGATGATGTACCTTTGATTAGTGATGACAAAGGATTTTGGATTTTCAGTTCACTGTGTATCGTTACTGTAATGAGTATGTGGGTCTATTTTAAAAGGAATAGATGGTTTTAGTTCTTTAGGTAATAGTCAATTATATCACCCAAACCACCTTCAGAAAACCCACCCATAATCATAACGTAAACCAGGTAAATCCAACCTAAAAAGAAATGGATAATACCCCAAATTACAGAACCATTATAGTACCAACTAACAAACAACGCCATTATTCTAAACAACAAACGGTAGTCTGTTGGAAACAAATGTTGTTTTGCAATACTTTTTAATTCTTCTTCGTTTTCCATTATTTCTTTTCAAACCATTCAACAATCGCATTGATTGCCCACACCCCTCCTGACGCTAACATACCGTCAAAGAATACTCCAAGTGCTGGATGTACACCCATGTAATTAACGAATGGTGACCACATAAAACTCATTGTAAATCCAACCCATGTTGAGGTACA